TAATATGATACGCACAGATGGTATTAAAGACGTTGTCCTTCGGTTCTCCAATCTTGCTCATAAACTCGTCTCTTGCAGACGGTTTATGGGCACTGTCACCTCAATAGGTGACTGGATAGATGATTTCAAGAATACGCCTGTATTCTATGAATATCATCACTATTATCAGACTGGAGATGCTAGTCTGTTAGCTTTCCTCTATTCATTCCTCAACTTCGGCAAGAAGATGAGCTATGATGATGAGAGCTTTCAGAAAGAAGCCTTTCGCTCCTGGTCTAGCATTGAAGATGAGCTAAACGATCAGGTTTATAGAGATAGTGATATAGATGCCTTGCATCTTATCATTACGACTATATTACCCCCATTCTCCTGGAGAGATCTTCGTCCAAAGTTTGGACCTGGATCCGTTCAGGAGCGTGGTGTTAAGGGGCGTATTTCTAAGATAGATCATCTTAGATACGATCCTCTTATTGATCGTTTCCTCCTCCATGGCCATATAGGAATGTATGGTTATGGGGAGGACTTTGGTATCCAGGCGTCTAAGATTATCCCTAATCCTGATGTCTGGACCGCTGCAAGTGGTGTAAGCTCTAGAATCGCACGTCTGATGTTTGTTCCGAAGAACCTAAAGACTGCTAGGTCCATTTGTATGGAACCTAACACTCTTATGTTCTTCCAACAAGCTGTCATGCGCCGATTTCTAGAGCTCATAGGCGATTCTTCGATGTCTAAGTTTATAGATATCGAGAATCAGCGCAGAAACCAGGAGCTCAGTCGCATCGGCTCTATAACCGGTGAGATTGACACTCTTGATTTGTCTGCTGCTAGCGATCGTTTATCACTCGAGTTAGTCAAGAGGGTGTTTCCACCTTCTTGGTTAATTCCGATGATAGCGACCAGATCTCATTCAGCTTACCTTCCTGATGGGACAGTTCGTCCTCTCAAGAAGTTCGCTCCAATGGGATCTGCTCTATGCTTTCCGACGCAATGTATTATCTTCGCGTCAGTTTGCATATATGCTGCCTGTGTTTACACCTACGAAGTCGAACACATAGACATGCCTTTCCTATCATGGTTGAATTCATCTGTTATTCGTCGTGTCGTTTCCAGATTTGGAAACGATACGAGATATATCAGATTTGGATTTCAACCATTGGCTGTCTATGGCGACGATATTTGTGTAGACAGACGTCTAACAGATATCGTCAAGTCCATCTTATCTTCCATAGGGTTTGTCGTTAATGACGATAAGTCATTTTGCGGCAGCCAGTCTTTCCGTGAATCTTGCGGAAAGTTTTATATGGAAGGTGACGATATTACTCCTTTGTACTTTCGTATAAAGGACGTGAAGGAAAAGCTATGTCCTTCACATATCGTTTCACAAGTCCATCTCACGAATGAGTGCTGGGTAAGGGGATATAAACATTTATATCGCTTCCTTAGACACTCAATCATGACGTGGGGATGTAAGAGAAGATTTATAGGTAAATCTCCTCTTAGGAATTCCATCCCTTACGTATCTGATACGCGCAACTTTGGAATCCTCGCTCGGACTATTCGAAATGAACATCTCGAATATCGCGAGAATAAGGACTACCAGAGAAGCGAGTACAGATGTTGGACTATCTCATATGATTATAAGATAAAACCTGGGAAACTCCTTTCCTATGTGGATGCTTATGAACATATGAGGTGGTGGGCTGGTCGTACTTCTGATAAGATCTCAGACGATGTTATATCGTCTGTTCAGAGGTATGACACCGGGGGTCCCGGACTTCGCTGGAGATGGATGCCAGCGGAGTGACCATAGTGTGAGGAGTGCGTG